CCTTTGCCCATGATGTCGTTTGAGATGACCGGTTTTGATTATGAAGGGTCCAGAAAGCTTCAGACAATCAATCGTGTTGCAACTAACAACCCGGATGATAAGGCAAAGAACAAGTATCAGTACATGCCGGTGCCATACAACATCGGTTTTCAGCTGAACATCCTAGTGAAGAACGCAGAGGACGGAAACAAGATCGTTGAACAGATCCTTCCTTACTTCACTCCTGATTGGACTACAACCGTTCACCTGATCCCCGAGATGAACGTAACTATGGATATCCCAGTCGTTCTGAACCGAGTCAATCTAGATGATGTGTACGAAGGAGACTTCAAGGAACGCAGATCGATGGTATGGACCCTCGACTTCACACTCAAGGGATATCTGTATGGACCAGTCAAGAGCTCGAAGATTATCAAGTTCGCCAACACAGAGTTCTTTGTCATTAAAGATCTGGCTTCTGCCAATTCAAGTGATCCAGTTGCGTCTTTCGTCCAAATTCAACCTGGGCTAATGGCAAATGGTGCGCCAACATCAAATGCAACACTTTCAATTCCGGTGGCTGACATTGTAGCTACTGACGATTTTGGTTACGTTACAACAATAACAGAGAATGATTATGGATGATGATGACGAAAGCCCAATTGACAGAGCGTTGAATTTGGGTCCGGTGGCTAAACAAGACTTCAGCAAAGCCATCTCTACAATTGTAAACACTGCTAAAGATGATTCGGCTTCAGAAGACTTTGTGTTTGCCAGAGCGAATATTCGCGAGGTAGTAGAGAATGGCAATGATGCAATAGCAAAACTTTCGGTGATTGCTGATCAGTCTCAGAATCCAAGAGCATTCGAAGTGCTAGCAAAGTTGATGGATTCAATGGTAGCTGCAAACAAGCAGCTGCTTGAACTTCAAAAAGAAATTAGAACAATTGAGAAGGCTGATGTCCCTCATGATGAGGATGCAAAGAAGAATGTAACCAACAACTTGTTTGTTGGGTCTACATCTGAGCTTCAGAAAATGATAGAGAACATGAAGAAAAAAGATGAATTATAAATAAAGGAGCTAGTCGCGGATTGCCGTCCCACTAGCACTAACGCTTTAGAGGAGCATCAGCATATGACTATTTATCTATACGTAAAGACGCACAACGAAACTGGTCTAAAGTACTTGGGTAAAACTACAAAGGACCCATTCAAGTACAACGGATCTGGCACCATATGGAAAAATCATATCAAAAAACACGGTAATTACGTTACCACCGAAGTCATTTTCGAAACTTCGGATAAGAACGAGTTTAGAGATACAGCAATCAGATATTCTAAAGAATGGAATATTGTTGAAAGTCCGGAGTGGGCGAACTTGACTGTCGAAGAAGGTCAAGGAGGCGCAACTTATGGACATAAAGGTAAAAAACATACACAACAATATAAGCTTCATCGCTCCAAACAGCAAAAAACGTTGTGGACAGAAGACAGAAAAAAAGTTCATGGGGAAAAATTATCTGCTTCTTGGACCGAAGAACGCAAAGCTCTACATAAAGAAAAACTGAAACAAAAGTGGGAAAGCGGATCTTATGACAACAGACACCTCAAAACTTAGAGGTTATAATGGTAATTCAAACCTAAAAAAAGTAAATTACCCAATCGATTGGACTCCCGAGTTAGTTCAGGAGTACGTTAAATGCTCTGAGGATGTTGTCTACTTTGTTACGACTTACGTTAAGATCATCAACATCAATCATGGTCTTGTCAACTTTATTCCTTATCCGTACCAAGAGCAGATGCTCAAGACTATGGCTGGAGAAAGATACACGGTCATTGCAACCGCTCGTCAGGCTGGTAAGTCAACCACTACATGCGGATTCATCCTCTGGTACATCATATTTCATGCCGACAAGACTGTAGCTCTACTGGCTAACAAGGGCGATACAGCAAGAGAAATCCTTGGGCGCATTCAGCTCGCCTATCAACATCTTCCTAAGTGGTTGCAGCAAGGTGTAAAAGAATGGAACAAGGGAAGCTTCGAGCTTGAGAACAACTCTCGTGTTATTGCAGCTGCTACTTCTTCTAATAACATTCGCGGTTACTCTATCAACCTGCTGTTCATTGACGAGGCTGCGTTCATTGAGAATTGGGATGAGTTCTTCACATCAGTCTATCCTACAATCTCATCCGGTACAGAATCAAAGATCGTATTGGTTTCAACGCCAAACGGATTGAATCACTTCTATCAAATTTGGCAGAACGCAGCCGAAAAAAGGAACAACTACAAACCGATCAAGGTGATGTGGCATGATGTTCCGGGCAGAGATGAAGCCTGGAGAAAAGACACTCTGTCTGCGATGAACTTCGATACAGAGAAGTTTGATCAGGAGTATTGTGTAGAATTCCAAGGCAGCTCAGGTACACTGATCGCCGGATGGAAGCTCAAGGAGTTGGTTCATGCAACTCCTCTGGTTATGAAAGATGGTCTGTCGCAATTCAAGGTTCCCGCGAAGAACAACTCATATGTCTGCATCGTTGACGTGTCAAGAGGAAAAGGTCTGGACTACTCCGCGTTCAGCATTCTTGATGTAACTAAGATGCCATATGAACAGGTGTGTTCTTATAGAAACAATTTGATCTCGCCAATCGACTACGCCGACATTATCTTCAGAGTCTGTAAATCATACAACAGCGCAGCCACTCTGGTCGAGATCAACGATATCGGAGAGCAAGTTGCGACGTCACTTCACTTTGACTTCGAGTATGACAATGTACTGTTCACGGAGTCAGCCGGTAGAAGCGGTAAGAGAATCACTTCCGGTTTCGGCGGGAACATCGACAAGGGCATCAGAACAACAAAGTCAGTCAAGTCGGTCGGTTGCTCTATCTTAAAGCTGATGATCGAGCAGAACCAGCTCATCCTAAACGATTTCAATACAATCAACGAACTTTCAACGTTCTCTAGAAAAGGTATATCGTTCGAAGCAGAACCAGGTAAACACGATGACATGGTCATGGGCTTGGTGTTGTTCGCTTGGTTGTCAGATCAGATGTATTTCAAAGAGTACACAAACATAAATACGCTTGCGAAGCTTCGCGAAAAAACAGACGATGAAATTCTCCAGGATCTTACTCCTTTTGGTTTTTTTGATAACGGTATGACTCACGAAGAAATCATAGAAGCTCCTAGATCTAGAGGTTGGATGAGTGAAGAGGTAGAAGATGGTTTCCTATAAATAAACGAAAAGCTCGCCTATACATTCGAAAAAGGAGATAATAATGGCATATCAAGTAAGTCCTGGCGTTAACGTTACTGAGATTGATCTAACTACGTCCGTTCCCGGCGTGGCTACTGCAACGGGTGCTGTTGCAGGTATTTTCAACTGGGGTCCGGTTGGAGAAAGAACTTTAATTCGCGACGAAAACGCTCTTGCTAGCACGTTCGGAAAGCCAACGACTAGCAATTACGAGACGTTCTTCACAGCTGCTAACTTCCTAAGCTACGGTTCATCGTTGTATGTTGTTCGTGCTGCTAACACGACTACAGCCGATGCAGCGAACAGTGCTCTTAACGCTGTCGCGAACACAGGAGCCGTGGTGATTCTAAACGAAGTTGTGAGAAATAGAAACGATTACCTCAACAAAGATGGCACGTTTGATACGGACGGTCTATACATTGCAAAGTATCCTGGCGCTCTAGGTAACTCGCTCAAAATTTCAGTTTGTGATAGCGTCAACGCTTTCAGTTCAAAAATCGCTTTGAACGGCGCGACTACCGCGAACGGTATCGTGGGCACGTTTCAGATTCCGATCGGTTCTAATACTGGAACATTCACTTTCTACTCGAGCGGCGTTGTTGGCGCAGCTAACACATTCGCGACGACCGTGGCTGCTAGATTCGCTGTCGGCGATTTATTGCAAGTCGGTAATTCTTCTATCGGGACTCAAAATCTAAAAATTACGAGCGTTGGAGTTCCGGCTGTTAACGGTTCTGTTTCGTCTGGATTTACGGTCGGTTTTGATTCGAAGTATAGACTAGCAGCTGATTACGTTGCTAACACAACAGTGAACGCAGCGCCCCCAACTGCGACTTTCACCGGAGCGATTACTCTTGCCAACCTTACAATTTCTTCGGCGGTGACGGGTTCCTTTACCGTCGGACAAGTTCTAACAGGTGCAGGCGTTCCTGCAAATACGGTGATTCTCGGTAACACCTCGCCGACAGTATGGCAGCTTTCTACCTCTATCGCGACCCCTTTGACCGCGACAAATATGTTTGTTTCTTCAACAGAAGCTTCTAGAAGCTGGGAATACTCTGACTTAGTTGACACTGCCCCAGCGACTTCTTATTACGTAGCAAATTTTGGTAATACAGCAGCCGTCGACACTATGCACGTTGTTGTTTCTGATCAGGACGGCAAATTTACTGGAGTTCCCGGTTCTGTGTTGGAAGTGTTTTCTAACGTTTCTCGCGCTACGGATGCAAAGACTCAAGAAGGCGGTTCTCTGTACTACAAGAACGTAATCAACGACGGTTCTGCATACGTTTGGTTCGCAAACGACCGTGCCGGAGCAGTTTCTAACACAGCGGCTAACATCGCTAGCTCGTCGAACATAGCGGCTCTCTCGCTGAGTTTCGCCGGTGGAACGGATGGGTTCACTGAATCGACAGCTCCTTTGAATACCCTCGCTGCAGCTTACGATCTCTTTAAGTCGTCGGAAGAAGTTGATATCTCGCTGATCATGCAAGGTAAGCCCAGAGGCGGCTCAACCGTAGTCGGCGGTCAGTCAGTGTCCAACTTCCAGCTGGCTAATTACATCATCGACAACATTACCGAATCGCGTAAAGACTGCGTGGCGTTTATCTCTCCGGATGACGCTCTGATTAAGGCAACTCCTGGAACCGAGTCGACTTCGATCGTCAACTGGTTCGGCGCTGTAAACGATTCTACGTATGCTGTATTCGACTCCGGTTACAAGTACATGTATGATCGCTACAACGACGTTTACCGCTATGTTCCGCTGAACGGTGATATTGCCGGTCTGACGGCTAGAACAGAGTTCACGAATGATGCTTGGTGGTCCCCAGCCGGTTTCAATCGCGGTCAGATCAAGAACCTCATCAAGCTTCGTTACAATCCAACCAAGCCCGATAGAGATTTGCTCTACAAGAACGCAATCAACCCAGTTGTAACGTTCCCGGGTCAGGGCACCGTCCTGTTCGGCGACAAGACTGGAACAAAGAAGCCTTCTGCTTTCGATAGAATCAACGTGCGTCGCCTGTTCATCACTCTTGAAAGAGCGATTGCGCAAGCTTCAAGATTCTCTCTGTTCGAGTTCAACGACGAGTTCACGAGATCACAGTTCAAGAATCTGGTTGTCCCTTATCTTCGTGACGTTCAGGCGCGTCGTGGCGTTCAGGACTTCTTGGTGGTTTGCGATGCAACAAACAACACGGCTGAAAGAATTGATCGTAACGAGTTCTGGGGTGATATCTACATCAAGCCAAATCGTTCAATCAACTTCATCCAGTTGAACTTCGTTGCTGTTAGAACTGGCGTTCAGTTCTCGACCGTCATCGGTCAGTTCTAATAAATAGAGATAGATAGGAGTAACGAAGATGCCTTTTAATATCAATGAATTCAGAAGTAATGGTCTAACGAAGGGCGGCGCTAGACCGTCGCTCTTCCGCGTTATCATGACAACGCCATTCGGTTCGGAAAGCGGTGCGCTGGAGAAGTTCACATTCACTTGCAGAGCTTCTGAAATTCCAGCTGCAACTATTTCTTCAATAGACGTGCCTTATTTCGGAAGAAAGATTAAGTTGGCTGGCGATCGCGAATTCGCTGATTGGTCGGTTACGGTCATGAACGACGAAGATTATCTGGTCAGAAACATGTTTGAGGACTGGTCAAATCAGATGAATCAGCTTGTCGGTAATAGAAAGCTGCTCGCCGCTAACAGCTACAAGGATACAGACGCCGTAGTTGAACAGTATGGTAAGGACGGCGAAACTATTAGAGCTTACAATTTCGTGGGTCTCTTCCCTGTAAACGTTGGCGCTATGGGCGTTGATTGGGACTCGACTAACACCATTCAAACGTTCGACGTAACCTTTGCTTACGATTATTGGCTACCAATTCAATATAATGGAATTTCGGCGATCGACGCTGGCGAGTAAAGACTATTTTTCGCCAGCTGATACATAATGACGGGGGGAGGAATGTTTCCTCCCCATCAAGAATGAGCAAAGTAAAATAAATGAAGCTGTTCGGATTTGAATTCCAACGCAAAGTGCCAGTAGACACTACTCCGTCGTTTGCCCCAAAAGAGGCAGATGACGGGGCAGTAGTCGTTGCTGCTGGCGGCGCGTATGGAACGTATGTCGATCTAGATGGGACGGTTCGAACAGAGGCTGAGTTAGTAACAAAGTACAGAGAGATGTCGCTACAGCCGGAGATTGACTCCGCTGTCGATGAAATTATCAACGAATCAATCGCAATTGATGAAGAAGACATTGTCAACATCATCCTTGATAACCTCACGGTATCTGACAAGATCAAGAAGGCAATCCGTGAAGAGTTTGTTAATGTTCTAAACATCCTCAACTTCCAATCAAGAGCATATGAGATTTACCGTCGTTGGTATATTGATGGTAGACTCTACTATCATGTTATCATCGATGAGAAAGATGTGAAGGCTGGTATCAAAGAGATTCGATACGTAGACCCAAGAAAGATCCGCAAGGTTCGCGAAGTAGCCAAGAGAAGAGTTCCTGGCGGCGAAGGCGGAGAAGCTATTGTTCCGAAGGTTCAGAATGAATACTTCATCTTCAATGACAAAGGTTTCAACTACGGCAACAAGGTAGTCGGGACGACAACTTCCGGTATGAAGATTGCCAAGGACTCTGTTGTGTATATCACTTCAGGGTTGACTGATACGCAAGGCACAATGGTCCTTTCGTATCTACACAAATCAATTAAGGCTATCAACCAGCTGCGCACGCTTGAAGACGCTCTTGTAATCTATCGTCTCGCCCGCGCTCCCGAAAGAAGAATCTGGTACATCGACGTTGGTAACTTGCCTAAGATGAAGGCTGAGCAATATGTTCGCGACATCATGGTCAAGCATAAGAATCGACTGATATACAACGGTGATACAGGCGAGGTCAGAGATGACCGCAAGTTCATGACGATGCTTGAGGATTACTGGCTGCCGAGACGTGAGGGCGGTCGCGGTACTGAAGTCACCACACTTCCTGGCGGTCAGACACTTGGTCAAATGGATGACGTTCTATATTTTCAAAAGAAGCTATACCAGACGCTCAATGTCCCAGTCAACAGATTGAATTCGGATGCATTGTTCTCGCTTGGACGTGCTACAGAAGTTACAAGAGACGAATTGAAGTTTTCAAAGTTCATTTCGAGACTTCGCGGTCGCTTCAGCGTGTTGTTTACTAATCTACTTGAAAAGCAGCTTGTACTTAAGGGCATTATGTCAATCGAAGATTGGCAAAACATTGCTTCCGATATCAAGTATGACTTCGCCAAGGACAACTATTTCACTGAGCTGAAGAACGCCGAAGTGATGCAGAACCGCGCGCAGCTTATGATGACAGTTGAGCAGGGCGGGTTGCTTGGTAAGTATTACTCGCATGAATGGGCTCGCAAGAATATCCTGCAGCAGTCCGATGACATGATCGAAGAACAAGACAAACTGATTGAAGGCGAGCAGGATGATCCTAGATGGAATCCTCCTCCAATGGACGAGAACGGAAATCCTTTACCGCAAGATGATGATGGCGCTCCTCAAGGAGATGACGCGGGAGCAGCACCCGAGGACGATCAAGATAAGAAAATCAGAGAAGCTGAAGCTACAGTAAAGCTCATGAAAGAAAAGGGCGCGGAGAATCGCTCTATGCAGGATGAAGCTAAATATAGATCAGCTATCCAAATCCTATCCAGAAACAAATAAGGGACTGTAGAACATGACGGAAATCGAAGCGAGAGTAGCTGATCTTATCAACTTTAGCTCTAATCAAAAGCCTATTGATTTCGAGGATGCTTTTAAATCAATCCTTCAAAATAAGGTTGGCTCTGCTATAGAGAATAAGAAGGTTGAAGTTGCTCAGAGAATGTTCGCCGCATGGGATCCGTCTGATGATGTAGAGTCCGAAGAATACGAAGAGGAACAAGACGATGCCTAAATCACTCAAAGATATTCTAGCAGGAGTCAAATCATCAAAGATTGTTCCCGGTTCTACGGGTTCAGATCCTGGTGTCGACTACGCGCCAAAGGCTGGCGATGAACAAGAGTTCGTGAAGAAGCACAAGAGAGAAAAACATGAAGATCGCGTCGGTAACGGCGACGACATCTATCAGGCTACGAATGTAAAGCATTCACAGGCTAGCGAGCCAGCTCATGGTCACAAGAGCCCAAAGGACAAATCTGTTTATGAAGCTAAAAAGGTTGGGGATGTAGTGGACGTCTCTTCAAGCAAAAACAATCCGGATTACAAGAGCAAGGCTACTGTAAAATTTGTCGGTAAAGGTTACTCGATAGCCAAAGATAAAGGCGGTAAGCAATACACGATCAAGCATGAAGAAACCAAATGCAACATGACCGAGGAAGGTACAGCCTGCCCTGTTCATGAAATGGCTGATTGCTCAAAGTCCAAGAAGACTCTCAAAGAGATTACTGCGCGACTAGATGAAGTGAATCATCGTGCATATGCTGTTCAAGGCAAGATGCATCCTGACATGGCTAAAGATATGGATGTGGGTATGCATACCGACTTCTATCATAATGGTACAGGTGATAAAGCTTATGGCATGGTAACGAAGAATGACGGTAAAACAATTCATATAAGATCGAAGGCTAGAACAGGAACTCTAGGGAAGACTCATAAGTATTCTGTTTCGGCTAATCTGTCCGAAGAAACTCTTGATGAAGCTAAAAATTCTGAAGCTAAAGTTCGAGAGGCTCTAAAAAATCTTTCCAGGGAACATGAACAAAAGCACCCAAACGATTTCTTTAATGCCTACCATTCTGCAGAAAAGATTGGTGAAAAGGCTGGTGTAAGCCCAGCCATTGTTCATAAGCATATGAAAGCTTCTCGTGGTCTCATTGGCTTTTATCATAAAAACTTACCAAACGGCAAAGTTGGCTACAGACATATCAAGGAAGAAACTCTTGATGAATTGAATACAAAAACACTCTTATCATACAAAAGAAAAGCAGAAAATAATGTAAGAAAAAGAGAAAATGATGCCGATGAATCAGCCGAGATGGCAAAGACACAGCTTCGTGCTCTTGCTAACAAGGCAATCCAGCTCGCAATGCAATTGAATGATGATCAAGTAGTTGAACCATGGGTTCAGTCAAAGATTGCAGTTGCCAAGGATCATGTTTCAGCCGTGCATGATTACATGGTCTATGGTAATAATAAGGAAGTCAAGAAAGAGGGGGGTGCACCTTATGATGGTGGAATTGATATGACTGGCGCTCCTAGAAATACACTCCCAGGCTTTTCAGCTGATGTAAATACAGGAAGAAGCGTATGAACATTATCAAGCCAACAGCAAACGTAGTCACTCTTACGACTTCAAATTCGATTTCAAACGCAGCTGTGGTGTTTATCTCAACAACAACTGCAGCTCAGATCAACCTGTATTCTAACTCGGGTACTCAATATTCATCTTTTGTTCTTCCTGCAAACCAATACATCTACGTTCAGAAACAACTTCCTACCGACCTGCTGACCGCTAATGTAGCTGTGAGCGCAACGGTAGCGGGGTATAGAGGGTAAAATGAAACTGATTTCAGAACTTCTCGTAGAGCAAGTCGAATACATCTCCGAAGCAAAGGAAGATGGATCGAAGGATCATTACATTCACGGCATCTTCTTACAGGCTGAAACTCCTAACCGTAATGGTCGTATCTACCCGATTGGTATTATGGAGAACGCCGTAAACAAGTACATCGAGAGCAATATCAAGCAAAAGAGAGCGTATGGCGAGCTAGGTCATCCAGCTGGTCCGCAGATCAACCTTGATCGTGTATCTCATATGATCACAGAACTCAAGCGTGATGGTTCGAATTTTATTGGTAAGGCTAGACTTACAGATACTCCTATGGGCAATATTGCCAAGGGTCTGTTGAAGTCTGGTGCTAATCTGGGCGTTTCTTCTCGCGGTCTTGGTTCGCTTAAGCCAAACAAGCAAGGTATCATGGAAGTGCAGGATGACTTCCATCTTGCTACAGCAGCTGATATCGTTGCTGATCCTTCCGCACCCAACGCTTTTGTTAAGGGTGTCATGGAAGGAGCTGAGTGGGTCTATGATGCAGCAACTGGTGATTGGTATCAAGAAAAGCTTCATGAGACCAAGAAGCAGATGAGAAGAATGTCTATGGATGAGATCGAAACCAATAAGTTCGGTATCTACGAGAGTTTTATCAAGTCTCTCTCGTCAAAACAAAACCTATTATAAATAAAAGAAACAATTGGAAGGGAGACCTTTAATGTCAGAAGAGAATAACGAATTCGACCAGCTTGACGAAGGACGCACTACGAGCCTAAGATCTCAGATGCGTGGTAGTAAAGCTATGGCGGATTTTAAAGCTGCCCTCGCGGCGAAAGATAAAAAAGAGCCTGAACCCAAGAAGGTTGCAGCTAAAGAAGAAATTGATTATGAAGATTATGAATTTCTCACGCAGGAAGAGTTTGAAGCTCTTTCTGAAGAAGAACAGCTAGATTTTGAATACGTTGAACTGGACGAACTCGATAAGAGCACGCTAAAATCTTATGTTAATAAGGTTGCGAAAAGAGGCGAACTCGACAAGCGCGAAAAGGGCGTATACAGAGCGCAAAAAAGTATAGCGAAGCAAACTTCGTCTAAAACTCTAGACGCTAAGGTTAGAAAGTTAGGCAGCGTACGCGGATTGTCAAAAGACCCAGTCAAAAGCGGGGAATACGACACATCTAGATCAGAATTGAAAAAAAGAGGCGTGCTTCACTTCGCCGGAAAACGCCACGGATCGGATCTGCGTCATCACGTGCAAGAAGATGAACAGGAAGATTATGTTTCTGAAGAGTCAATCGCAGCAGCAACGCTGAAGGCTGGTTCGCGTCCAGATGACAATCCTAAGTCAAAGATCGATTTCATGACCAAGACTCTTGGTGCCATGAACAGCATGAACAAGGGTGATCTTACGAAGTGGTATGATCAAGCCATGGCGCTGATTGGCAAGGAAGCTTCTGGTCTGCCAGCTGGCGCATCAGCTGATTCGAATTCATCTTCGATCGACATGAAGGGCGGCAAGGGTCCAAAGACTCGCGATCCTATGCCAAAGATCAATGTCAAGGAAGATGTTGAAGAAATGTTCACCGGCGAAGAGCTGTCAGAAGAATTCAAGGACAAGGCTTCAACACTATTCGAAGCAGCAGTACATGCACTGGCTATTGTAGAAATTGCGCGTCTGGAAGAATAATATGAAACTCGCCTCGAGGAAGAAGTAACTTCGATTCTCGAAGGCATTGAGTCAAACCTAGATACGTATCTCGATTATGTTGTGGAAAATTGGATGAAGGAAAACGAAGTAGCTATTGAATCTTCGCTCCGCAACGAAATTATGGAAGAATTCATTGGTGGTCTGAAGAACCTTTTCGCTGAGCATTACATTGAAATGCCAGAAGAGAAGATTGACGTTGTTGAAGAACTAGCAGCTAAGGTCGAAAGACTCGAAGCAACTCTGGACGAGACAATCAATGAAAACGCTGAGCTCAAGGAGATCGTTCTCGAATCTCACAGACAAGAAGTTGTTGGTGAAATCGCTGAAGGTCTAACGATGTCTCAGTCAGAAAAGTTTCTTTCTCTAGCAGAAGGTGTCGACTTTGATGGCGACCTGGATGTCTACAAGAGGAAGCTTTCTGTTGTGAAGGAAAGTTATTTCCCATCATCAAAGCCGCAGACTTCGTACATCGAAGAAGAGACATTCGAGGGTGACGTTAGTGATAAGATCGTATCATATGACCCACAGGTCAACAGATACGTACAAGCGATCTCTAGAACAGTTAAGAAGTAATCTTTTATAAATAAAATCAAACCTACAGAAAGGGATAATACAAATGTTTCTACAGGAAGAAATTCAAAAGAAGTGGGCTCCTATTCTTGAGCACGCTGATCTTTCTCCAATCAAGGACGCTCATCGTCGTTCGGTGACTGCTGTTGTTCTTGAGAACACAGAGCGTGCACTTCGCGAGTCTGCAAATCATGGTCAATACCAGACTCTGACTGAGACTGCATCAACTGGCGCATTCAACGCCATGGGCGGTTCTGGCTCCGGAGCCGGCAATGGTCCAATCGACACGTTCGACCCAGTACTGATTTCGCTGGTTCGCCGTTCTATGCCAAACCTGATCGCCTATGACATCTGCGGCACGCAGCCAATGACTGGTCCTACGGGTCTGATCTTCGCAATGCGTTCGCGTTATGGTAACTCGGGGGCGCTGGGCACGACTGCAATTCAGGGTAACACAAGAGCTGGTAGCGAAACGTTCTACAACGAAGTTGACACAACGTTCTCGTCAGTTGTATCTGGCGCTAACACCTTTGGTCAGAAGTTCGTTGGCAACGTTCCGGGCATTGAGCTGGGCGGTACGACTGGAACGGGCGCAATCAATACCTACAACACAGGTACTGCTATGTCGACGGCTCAGGCTGAAGTGCTTGGCGCGGACGCTAACGCCGCTTTCAAGGAAATGGGCTTCTCAATCGAGAAGGTCACCGTGACTGCTCGTTCGCGCGCTCTGAAGGCTGAGTACACGATGGAGCTGGCTCAGGATCTTAAGGCTATCCATGGTCTGGACGCCGAGACTGAACTTGCTAACATTCTGTCGGCTGAAATCCTTGCCGAAATCAACCGCGAAGTTGTTCGTACGATCAATATCACTGCCGTTCCTGGCGCTCAAGACAACACAACAACTCAAGGCGTGTTCGACCTTGACACAGACTCAAACGGTCGTTGGTCAGTTGAAAAGTTCAAGGGTCTGATGTTCCAGCTGGAGCGCGAAGCCAATGCTATTGCGAGACAGACTCGTCGCGGTAAGGGCAACATCGTTCTCTGCTCGTCCGATGTGGCTTCTGCTCTTCAAATGGCTGGTGTGCTTGACTACGCTCCTGCCCTTAACTCAAACAACCTACAAGTTGACGACACAGGCAACACATTTGCTGGTGTTCTGAACGGTCGTCTGAAGGTTTACATCGATCCGTATGCAATCGGCGGTAACTATCTGACGGTTGGTTATAAGGGTTCTTCGGCATTCGATGCTGGTCTGTTCTACTGCCCATATGTTCCGCTGCAAATGGTTCGTGCAGTTGATCAGTCAACATTCCAACCAAAGATTGGCTTCAAGACTCGTTATGGCATGGTTGCAAATCCATTCGCTCGTGGCATTGACGACGGCACCAACTACAATGGCGCGCTAGCACGTAACACGAATATCTACTACCGCCGCGTGATCGTAACGAATCTTATGTGATTCGGTAAAAAGAAGCTGGGTCAACCAGCTCTACTGGGGGAGGGAAGAAATTCCCTCCCTTTTTTTGTCTATAAATAGGGAGAGGAGAAGCTAATCTATGCTGCAATTCAAGAAATTCATAGAAGAATCTAAAAAGAAATTTCCTGAGATTTCTCGCGACGAATACAAAAGACTCCTAGATTCGGGGCACGTAATAAAACCAGCTGGTCTTTATGAACCGGAACACGCCCCAAAAGGAACCAAATTTGCTCATGCAAAACTTTCACCGAACATCACTAGATTCGTAAGAATACATCCACCTGATAAAAAAGCGGAAATAAAAAAATGAATACTAATAATTCGATGAACTTTCTCAGTCCGCTTAACTTCAAATTCATCATGAAGAGAGCGCCGCATGTGAATTTCTTCATTCAGAAGATCACAATTCCTTCTATCTCCGTACCACCAGCCGTCACATCAAATCCTTTCCTTGCTATACCTTATTCTGGCGATCATCTAGAATTTAGCGATCTTGATATCAGTTTCAGAGTTGACGAAAATCTGCAGAACTACTTGGAGATTCAAAACTGGTTGAGAGCGACTGGTAAACAAAGCTTTGAGAAATATGGCGCAATGGCTAGAAATCCAGCCATCTCGGGCGAGTCACTCAAGTCGGAAATCAGTCTTACGGTGTTGTCCAGCGCAAAGAGACCCAACTATGAGATCATCTTCGAAGATGCTTTCCCTATCAGCATCTCGGGGCTTACGTTCAATACATCCGATGAAAACATCGAATATCTTGAAGCCGACGCATCTTTTCGTTACACAAAGTACGAGATAAACAAAATTAACGCTTGACTTTCTCAGCTTTTGATAGTATGATGTAATATTATCTAGAGGTGAGAATATGAAATTCGAAGACATTTTTGCGGTTTGGGAAAAAGACAGCACCATCGACCGGACTGAATTGGCAGACGAGAGTCTCAAGATTCCCAAACTTCACCATAAGTACTATACCATCTTTGTAGCCGAAAAAGCGGCACTCAGAAAGCTTGAAGCTGATATGAAAAAGCTTAAGCTCGACAAGCATGAGTTCTTTACACTTGGTCCGAATGAAGAGACTAAAGACAAAGGCTGGCGTCTGCCTGCACGTGGGATGATTTTGAAGGCTGATCTTCCGCTGTATATGGAAGGCGATCAAGACATCATCGACCTCTCCCTGAAAATTGGTATGCAGCAAGAGAAGGTCGAGTTCCTCGAATCGATTCTCAAAACGTTTCAGACTAGAGGCTACATCATCAAGAACGCAATTGATTTCGTCAAGTTTTCTATGGGGGTTTGATAGCGTTTTTTATAAATAGATCAAAGGAGAAACACCTATGGTCTATCACATATTCTACAAAACCACGAATAACGTCAACGGCAAATTTTATTACGGCGTGCACTCGACGAACAAACTCGAAGACGGTTACATTGGTTCTGGAAAACTTTTAATGAGAGCCGTGAAGAAATACGGTAAAGAAAACTTCAAACGTGAAGTACTCGCCGTGTTCGACACCAAAGAAGAAGCTTTTCTAATAGAAAAAACCGTCGTGACTAAAGAGCTCGTGAACGATGGAGATTGCTACAACGTTAAGATTGGAGGTCAATCGGGTCATTCGACTTTCAAAACTGCAGTGTCACGTGTCGAGAATAGCGTTAAAGAAAAGTACGTAACGCAAAAAAAGAAGGCGGGCGATAGGTCGGAAGCGCAAAAGTTGTCCGCGGAGCGTCACTCTATCAGACAAAAAGGCTTGACTCCGCACAACAAAAAAGAAATTATTTTGTTCGGAGTTAGCTATAGTTCCGTGACTCAGGCGATTAAAGAACAAGGCTTATCTACGAGCCACTACTACTTTATGAAAAAAAGCGACTTACAATTTGACACAGCGGAACAGCTAAAAGAGTACACTTGGAAATTGAGAAATTCCCGAATAAAAAATACAAGATGGGGCATGGGTGGATAATGAGCGAAACAATAAGAGTTGTATATCATGACGAAGTGTATAACAAAATCATTTGCGACGCCGGATTGGCGATGGAAATATCTGATCACTTTACGTTCGAAGTTCCGGGCGCCAAATTCATGCCCGCTTACAGAAACAAACTTTGGGACGGCAAGGTGAAATTGTTCAATCCCCTTACCAGTCTGCTATACAGCGGATTGATTCATCACCTTGAACAATTTTGTAAGAGTAGAGAATACGAATTAGAGCTAGACGGTCCATTTGCTGATACAGAGTTTTCGCTGATCGAAGCAAAGAAGTTCATAGAGAAACTTGGACCAAAGCACGAGCCTAGAGACTATCAAATTGAAGCTTTTGTTCATGCAGTTCGCAAACGCAGGTCAGTCCTCCTTTCGCCGACGGGTTCTGGTAAGTCATTCATCATTTACATGCTTGCTTGCTGGTATCGTTCTAAGACTCTGGTGATTGTTCCAACTACATCGCTCGTCCATCAGATGGCTTCTGACTTTGAGGACTACGGTTTGCCGCCAGGAATGACTCATAAGATCATGTCCGGCGAAGAGAAAGAATCGAACAAACCATTCGTCATTTCCACTTGGCAATCTATCTACAAGATGCCGAAGAAATGGTTCGATCAGTTCGACGTTGTGATTGGGGACGAGGCGCACTTATTCAAGGCTAAATCTTTGAGTACGATCATGGGTAAGCTCACTGATTGCAAATATCGGTTCGGCTTCACGGGAACGTTGGACGGCACTCAAACACACAAGCTTGTGCTTGAAGGTTTGTTCGGTTCTGTTCGTAAAATTATTACAACGTCAAAGCTCATAGAGCAAAAACATCTAGCTGACTTCAAGATCAAAGCGATCGTTCTTAAGTATCCTGATGATATCAAAAAGCTCATGGCTGGCTCTGACTACCAAACAGAGATTGATTTCATCGTCAGGAATGACGCGAGGAATCGGTTCATTAAGAACCTCGCCTTGTCATTGAAGGGTAACACTCTACTTCTCTTTCAGTTTGTTGAGAAGCATGGTAAGGTGCTACACGACCTGATATCAAAGGAAGCTGTAGAGCGCAAGGTCTTTTTTATCTCCGGCGCAGTTGACGGAGAGAAGCGAGAAGAGATTAGAAAGATTATTGAGACTGAAACTGACGCAATCATAGTTGCTAGTTTCGGAACGAGCAGTACAGGTATCAATATTCGCAACCTACATAATGTTGTGTTCGCTAGTCCGTCGAAGTCGAGAGTGAGGAACCTTCAGTCGATCGGTAGAGGTCTTCGAACCTCTGATTCTAAATCAGAAGCCACTCTGTATGATATTGCCGACGACCTGACTTGGAAGTCAAAGAAGAATCACACGATCCTTCACTTCGTCGAACGAATCAAGATCTACAGCGAGGAGAAGTTTCCTTATCGCACTTACGCCGTAGAATTACAATAGTTCATATCATCATCACACTAGTGATTATACCTACTTTTATGGAGAAGTCAAGCGAAATGACAAAGAAAGCCAAACGCCACTACGTCAATAACAAAGATTTCTACGACGCGCTGGTCGATTATAAAAACAAGATGTCGGAAACCCCCAACGCGAAAGTTCCTAATTACATTGGGCAGTGCATTATGGCGATCTGCACCAAGTTGTCGACTAAACCAAACTTCAGCGGTTACTCATACAGAGAAGAGATGATCGCTGATGGAATTGAAAATTGTATTGCTTCTGTAAACGGTTTTGATCCTAACAAATCTTCTAATCCGTTCGCTTACTTCACACAGATTGCCTGGAACGCTTTTATCAGAAGAATTACAAAAGAGAAAAAGCAGCAGTACATAAAGCATAAGAACATGGTCAACAGCGCGTTGGCAACCGAACTCGAACAATCATCTTTTGTTTCGTCTGGCGGGACTGCTTCTCAATACAACGAGATGACGAACGAAATCATCGATAACTTCGAAAAAAGGTTGACTAAAACGAAAAAGGCTAGTATAGTAGGTCTTGAGAAATTCGTTGAATACGAAAAGGAATTGGTAAATGAATCAGAAACATTTAGTGCCGCAAGCAGTCATTGACTGCGCCGAGAAGATGCTTGATGAACACACGAATCAACACGTGAAGGATAACTTTCGTCAAAGGCTTGAAGCGATCAAACAATTCTGCGAGCTCGCTTTAGAACAAAAAAATTCGAAGAAGCGTCGCTGATGCAAATTGCAATCATTAGTGACACGCATTGGGGAGTTCGTAACGACAGCGTCAGCTTTCTGGACGTGACGAAGCGATTCCTCGATGATGTGTTCTTTCCCGAGATAGAAAAGCGAGGGATCACAGACATCGTTCACCTGGGCGACCTAGTAGATCGCCGCAAGCACATCAACTTTCAAACAGCTGCTCGACTGCGCCAAGACTTCCTAGATCCGATCAAACAGAAGCACCTGCAGCTGCACATGATTCTCGGCAATCATGATGTATATTATAAGAACACAAACTCAGTCAATGCAATCAAAGAGTTGTGCGACGATTCCGTTATGTGTTATGAAGACGCAGAAGAGGTGTTGTTACACAACACCCCAGTTCTTTTCGTACCTTGGATCTGTAATGAAAACAAACTTCATACCATGCAAACGATTGACCGTTCTCGTTCTTCTATTTGCATGGGTCATCTAGAGATTCAAGGTTTTGAAATGTTTAGAGGGAGTGTTTGTTCTCATGGCGAAGATCGTAAGTTATTTGACAGATTTGATCTTGTCTTATCTGGACATTTTCATCATCGTTCTACTGATGGCAGCGTTGTGTACGTTGGCTCTCATGGTCAGTTTACTTGGTCTGATTATGGCGACGATCGTGGGTTTCATATACTGGATCTTGTCACTAAAGACTTGACTTTTGTGCAAAACCCATATATAATGTTCACTAAAGCTTGGTATGATGATTTCGATAAGACCATGGAACAAGTCATGGATTATGATTTCTCGCAACACAAGGGTTCCTACGTGAAGCTTGTTGTGACGAATAAAACCAATCCTTTTTGGTTTGACCGGTTCTGCGAACAACTTGAGAAGGTCGGCGTGTTGAATTTGCAAGTCGTTGATGATCATCTAAATCTGAATCTAGAAAAAGACGGCGACATTGTCAATGAAGCGGAAAGCACTCTAGACATTTTCAAGAAGCACATCAGCCTAGTCAACACGCCAAATTTGAATAAGGAGAAGTTACAACTCGTGATTACAGATTTGTATAATCAAGCGTTGGCTGTCGAATAAGCATGATAAAATTTGATCGTATACGTTGGAAGAATTTTTTAAGTACGGGAAATCTCTTTACCGAAATTGATATCAACACACCGGGAACTACGTTGATCATAGGCGAGAATGGGGCGGGCAAGTCTAGTTTGCTGGACGCGCTGACTTTTTCTCTATTCGGTAAGCCTTTCCGGAACATTAACAAGCCTCAGCTCGTCAATACGATCACTCGCAAGGATCTTGTTGTCGAGTTGGAATTCGCCGTGCAATCTAACAAATACAAGATCGTGCGTGGCATTAAGCCAAACATCTTTGAAGTTTATTGCAACGGATCCTTGGTCAATCAGTCTGCAGAGATGAAGGACTACCAGGAAGTTCTTGAGAAGTCAATTCTTAAAATCAACTACAAATCTTTCTGTCAGGTTGTAATTCTTGGTAGTGCCTCGTTCGTTCCTTTCATGGAGCTACCTGCAGCTCAGAGACGTTCGATCATCGAAGATCTTCTTGACCTTCAGGTATTCACTACCATGAATACATTGCTCAAGCAAAGAGTGCAAGACAACGGATTGTCAGTCAATGAGAACGAGAACGAGCGCAAGATTATCGATACCAAGATCAAGATGGTCAAGGAACACCTCAAGGACGTTCGTAGCAAAAACGAACAGTTCATCAAGGAAAAGAAGGTGGCTCTTGATGATCTTGAAAATAAAATTAAAGAGGCGTATTCTAGCAAGAAGCAGCACAACGACGATCTTGAACTCAAGTCAGCCGATATCGGTAATCGCGGTAACATTCAATCGAAGATTGATAAGCTGAAGACCTTCAGAGCTCAAATGGAGGCTAAGAATTCTATCCTCACGAAGGAAATCGAATTCTTTACTAACCATGACAACTGCCCAACTTGTAAACAAGAAATCAGCTCCGAGTTTAGCTGCACGATCGTCGATCAACGTCAGGTTGAAATTAAAGCAGTCGAGGACGGTCTAGCGCAGCTTGTTAAAAAGTATGAAGAGACCAATGCCGAGCTCAACAAGATTCTCGACCTAGACAAAGAGTGCGATCAAATTAAATCTAAAATGTCGCACGAATTGTTGAGGATCAGACTTCTTGAAGAACAAAAGCAGTCAATCGTCAACGAACTCAACGAAGCTAAAAAGACAGCCAAAGACAATTCAGACTTGAGAGTGGTTGATCTCGAAAAGAATCTGGAAACTCTCTCCGAGCAATACAATCAATTACAAGAAGATACGTATGTTTTGTCAGCAGCTGCTATGATGCTGAAAGATGGCGGGATCAAGACTCGAATCGTCCATCAGTACATTCCTATCATCAACAAGCTGATCAACAAGT